GGGCATAAAAAATAGAGCGACAAGCGCTCCTACTAAAATTTTCTTTTTCATTTATTTGTCTCCTTTTTATCTGATAAACCAGGCGTTGTATGGTCTGTCACAATTCCTAAAATAGTTAATACAACAAACACTGCATTGACAACATCTAACAGCTGCTGATTAATCACATCAATTTGAAATTTATACCCAAAAGGGACTGCAACTACTTGAATAAGTAGCAAAACTGCAGGAATTAGGGACAACCAGAATTGTTTATTTTTTATTCTTGATTTCCAATCTATCATTTTTTGTTTCCTCCAATTCCCCGAAAGAGAGTTTTATTTTGTTCTTCCAATCGACTAATGCGCACTTCATGGTTATTTAATCGGTCAACAGCCTGTTTTAGTTCTTTCATGCTATCTTCTAATTGAGAAAAGACATGATAGAATTTCATTAATGCGAAGATAATTCCGCCTAAAAATGTAATCAGCGCTAACCATTGTTCTAGTGTTAAGTTCATCCTGCACCTACTTTCTACTTACAATAAAACCGCTTAGCTTTCGCTAAACGGCTATTTCTAAATTAATTTAAGTTACTTCATTGATGTCTTTTATAAACAATATATACGCGCGAAGCTGTCTAACAATATAACCAGAATTGTCAGAATTTGTTTGAAAATGAAATGTATCCCCACTATTTACTAATACTAAATTACTAATAGCACCTGGTTGTCTCATCTTAACTTCATGATTTATCCTTGCCCATGGTGTTGAGTTTTTATACAGCTCACCGTTAATCCATGATGAAGAACTCGATTTACTATCAATTAACCACGATAAATTAATTGCAACAAGTCCAGATTTTTTAACTGTAATCTTATTAGAATTAATAGAGAATATTTCATCATCAATGTAGCTTGTAGTTATTGGTATTACAACAACTCCACTAGAAGAGACTGTATAATCAGATTCTGTACCAAATCCAACTGCTTTTGTTAAACCATTGTTAAATTCTTGTTTACTTATATATTTTTCATCAGATTCATTTTTTGTATATACGTTATCTGTAGTAGCCAAAACTTTGAACGGACTATTTTGAGAAGAATTAGGAGAAGTCGTTCTAAATGCAATTAAAGGTGTTGCTAACGAATTCATTCTAATTTCTTGATACATAGATCCTGCAGTGCCCGCAATGGCATGTTGATAAACATATAGAGCAGAATATTTAAATTCAGGTGGCAAATCTGCTTTGTCAGTCATTGTTCCCATAACTGTAGCATTTAGATAATAAAAACCAGCATAACCTGATAATTCTTTAAATGAAGTTACTCCCTTTGGCAAAGGTAGACCTGAACCATCATCATTAGTTAACTTTTTATTTTGAATGTCAAGGTTTTCCGTTTTACTTAAAAATCTATTATCAGCTTCCTGTTTCGTATAGAAGTTTCCCTCTTTAAACTTTTCAAGTGCTGCATCAACTTCATCTGTTACTGACTTCCCAATGGCTGAAATGCGACCTTCTGCATCCACCAATATATCTGTTATTTGTTTTTTTAGCGTATTTAAATCTACCTTGATCGCTTCAATACGTTTTTCAACATCATCATAATCAGTATTCATTTTATTTAGTGCAGCTTGATATGCTTCATTCAAAGCTTTTACAAGTTTATTGTATTCAGTAATAATTGTTTCAGCTTCTCCGGCATCAATGTCAGCATTTCCTTTAACAATGATTTTAAAGTCTCCCGTAGTATCTCTTTTCCCATCTTTTTGAAACGAAAAATATGCCCTTTTGTACGTCCCTTCTACGCTAAACGCTGCACTAGGAAACGTGTATTCGAATGTTCCTTTTTGCAATCCAGCGTTATTGGAAGAAACGTTTTCAGAATCAAAAACTTTCACTTTTCCGCCTGCAGGTTCTCCCTCAAAGGTGATGATTCCACCCGATAAATCTGCTATCTCATCTCGTCGAGAAATTTTCACAGTAATTGTTTGCATTTTTTCATCGCCAACACGACCATAAATAATTGGTGGCATGATTGGATCCTTTGAAAAATCGAGATTTAATATCTTATTCGCCATCAAATCCCTCCTCTATGATATTTTCTTCTATTCTTGTTAGGCTTGTTTATTTTTTTTTCTAATTGTTCAATTTTTTCAATAAGCTGTTTATTAGTTAAACTGTTAAGCATCACTTGTTTATTCATATCTAAACTTAAATAGTGGTCTTCATTATGTTTAACACTTAAAAATGGTGAATATTGAGCAATTAGCCCAAGTTCTCTTTTATTAGAAGGCTGTTCTATTGGATTATTACTTTTATAGTTTTGCTTTCTATCAAATTCCACAAAGTTTAACTTTTTGGTTTCTTTGATACCATCAATCTTCGTATCTGTTATATTCTCCTTTAGCCGAACATCTGATTGATTTAGAATTGAAAAACCATTCATGTTTAAATTAGAGTAAAATCCTAAGTTAACATTGTTATTCACTGTAAATTTTGTACTAACACTAGTATTTACCAATGTTGAATTTTTTATTTCTCCAGATCCTCCAACATAACTTCCACCCATGTTTAAATTTGATATTTGAACCCCTGCGTCAAAAACTGTAAAATGTCTCGCAACATCGTTCCCTGAGACTTTTTTTGCTCCGACACTTGCTAACACTCCTGGTTCAGAATAAATATGGATTTCTTCTTTACCTAAAGAAGTAGAAAATGCTCTACCCAGACCTCCTAACTTATTTAAAGTGCCTTCTTTGTTAAATCGCACACCATCAGAATTTAGTTGCATCAATTCAATTTCTCTAGAATCATATATTGAAAATTTGTTAGCATCCATTGTTGATTTTAAAACATTATTATAGTAGTTCTTGATAGCTCCCTTTGACATTATAATTTTGTTATAGCCACTTTCACTTGTAATGTCACTACCTGTAATTGTCACACCTATAATGTTAATAGCTCTCAATGTTCCTGTAGCCATCCTGTCTGCAACAATTAGCCCATTATTTGTCATTGCTAACTCATAGTTACCGTTATATCCAGTTGAGCTAAATCCCAGCCCTCCAACATTCCACCGCCAGACTTTTCTAGCAGTATTTATACTTGTCGTATCCATAATTAATAGTTCTTGAGGATCTGCAAGCGACGGATATATGAGCACATGACCTTTTCCTGGATTTTTGATAATATCAGATGCTTCTTTTTGCGCTTGTTCAAGCCAATCTATTTTGTCTGACAAATCATTAATATTTTCTTTTGAGTCTTCAATTACTTTAGCAAAATCAGTTCTCGCTTCACCTAATTCGATTGACTCATATTGATCTAAAGAAATATTCCACACAGTTTTTACAATTTGTGCCGTTGTATTAATGTTTAGTTGATTAAACGCAACCGTTACCCAATCACATAAATCTACAACCTCAAGGCTTTTAAGTTGTTCATCTGAGACGGAACTCGCTAAGTCTACATAACTAGCTTTTATACTTACACGAGGAATCCCCACATTATTAGACTTAATAAACGATTTAACCATGCCGCGTAAAGCTTCAACATCTTTTGGCTCTTTATCACTAAAATCAACCATTTGTATTCTACGTTCCGTATAATTACTGACATAGTCACTATCAATATATATTTCTGGTAGAGTGATTACTTTTTCATCATCGCCATTACCGATTTTAGCCCAGCCATATATTGAAGTATACGTATTTTCAATGGATTCCTCTTGATTAATATCTGTTAAATTTTTACCGTAGGCAATGACTACATTCGTATCGGTACCGGCTTTTGCTAACAAGCGAACTTGATTATTATTAAAAAGATATTCCCCACCGAAATTATCTAAAATTGAACCAGCGACACCGCCTAAAACTTCTTGCGCATTTTTATATTTTGCGGGGTCTGTAAAATCAATTGAAGATGTAGTCCCCACATCACTGTAAAAAGTAAAATCACTTTTAGGCTCCATCTGACTTCTTAATTGATTCAATGCTGTTTGTGCCGAAATATTAGAATATTTGGAACCGATTTTTACCATTGTGCGCAACAATTTATAGCGATAATGCTCACAGTAAACAGTGACAATCCCTTTGATTGGTTTTGTAATTTGTGCAATTTCAAACCGTTGACTTTTAGCGACCAATGTCGGTCCAGCATCAGCGACTATCCATCTTCCTACTTTCAGCTCATGAAACAAATTCCCTACCACTGGATACTGGAATGTCATATCATAAATACCATTACGTTCCCTTGTAGAAAGAGGATTTATTGCATCTTGTAAAGGACCTATGCCTAGGGAGTTCCAATTGTTATTTTTCTTATCATGTAAAATAATCGTGCTCATACGGCTAAAGTCCTCCATTTTGGCTTAATTTTAAAATCAGTGATATAGGTATAATTGATAATGCTTTCGCCTGGGGACAGAGTGATTGGGTTATAACCATCTGTATTTAAAAAGCAATATTTTGTGATATTAAGGCCACCATCTTTATAAGCAATGCCTTCTTCGCAATCTAGCGTAATTTTTCCTGTTCCAGCTTCTTTTGCAATCCTGAATTGTTGGCCATTAATATAAATATTACTATCTTGTGTACTACTAGTTTTATTGAAAGTTATAATTGGCAGACTAGAAAAAGCTTCTGGATTCCTAATACCACCTCCACTTTTTATATCTCTTTCATCATCACCATCAAGACGAAAAACGAACGGCTGGCACTTAAAAACAAAATCAACATCTAACCAACTTCTTGTTTTGTCTGCCGCATCTACTTTGCTGTAGCCTAGCGCCTTATAATAGTATTCGCTATATTCACTAAAAATAAGCGGAGCGTAATCTTTTGATAAATAAAGCCACGCAGCTATATCTCTTAACTGCGCGGCAATAGTTGTATCTGCTTGTTTATACAATCGTACTGGAAAGACCTTCTCGATGTCTTTATATTTTCCTTTATCATAAATGACATCAGAGCTCCTTCCATCTACCTCTGTAAACTGCAAAGCGGCTTCCGGAATAGTAAACGTCATTTCGTTTCTTATCCGCATAGCGAATTCATTCGATTGTTTCCCTCTAAATTGAAAATATGGATAGTTCGTTAAATCCATTATAGCCGCCCCCTTGTTTGTCGTTCTGTGAGTGTTGCCAATTGTTGAGAAGTTTCTTCAATTGATTTCTCATTAGAAAGATCTGCATGTTCAATGTTTATATTGATTGTAGGATTGTAGGTTTTCGCAAAGTTGCTATTATTTACAATTTGGCTACCCAAATTAGCAGCGCCCATCATATTTGTGTTTAATGCTAATTCTGGACTAGTAAAGTTAAAATTTGAAAAAGCATTGTCAAATGAGAGTTCCTTAGAAATAGAATCTGCCATATTAGAAGTAAGATGTTTAACATTATCAAATCCTGCTATTATTCCCTTTTCTAAACCAAACATTAGTGCAGAACCATTATCAATTAAAACTTTTTTATCATATGGAATTGGACCTTTTAAACTAGCGATAGTATCTGCGATACCACTAACAAAGCCTTTAACTTTTTCAAATCCCCATTTTATTCCTTTTAGTAATCCACCCATTAAAGATGTACCTGCATCCCATAGTTCATCTCCAACAATTGCAGAACCTAAACTATTTACTAATCTTTTTACTGCCTCTCTAGCCTCTTCTTTATTATTATCAATACCCTCTGCTAAACCATTAATTAATCGTATAGCTGCTTTCCACATTCTATCTGAGAAATTAATAATATTCTCAACTAATTTATCAACTAAATCTGCAGCAGCGTTTACTAATCTGTATAAATTATTTCCAATTCCTTCTATACATTTCACTACTAAATCCATACCTGCATCGACGATTCGTGATAGATTATTAGAAATACCTTGTAGTACGCTAACGATTAACGTCACTCCGGCATCAATGATATCAGGCATTCTAGAAGATAATCCATTTAAGAAATTAATCATCAAATTAACAGCCGCATCGATAATATCTCCCATTCTATTACCGATTGCATTAACAAAATTAACGATAATACTAATTGCTTCATTAGTGACTTTGCCAATATTATTTGCAATTCCACGAAGAAAATTAATCAACAAATTGAAACCAGCTTGCAAAATATCAGGCAAATGTTTATTCAACTCTGAAAGCCACGTGATAATTAATGTAGCCATGTTTTGCACTATTTTAGGTAATTGTTCTGTTATACCTTGAAGCAATGCATTGATTAAACTAGCTCCAGCTCCTAACAACTTTGGTAGTGCTTCAGTAAGTGAACCTAAAAAAGTAGTAATAATCATCGTTGCTGATTCTATGATAGTCGGCATAACTAATAAGATACCATTAGTCAGTGCATTGATTATTTGTACTGCAGATTGAGCAATGATAGGCAACAGCGTGACTATTCCATTAGTAAACGCCATTATCAGTTCCCCAGCAGATACTACAATGCTTGGCAATCCTTGTGCGATACCAGAAATAAAACCAGACACTACTTGTAAAGCTCCAGTAATAATACCTGGTAAAGCATTGGCAATCGCACCTAAAATTCCTTGTAGCGCTGTACCAAAATTTGTACCTAATTGTGGCCCATAAGTCTTGATTCCTTCAGCTAATCCTTTAAAAGAATTCATAATTGTATCAATACCTTTATTTACATCTCCGCCACCCAGAGCTTTTGCTAGTAATTCAAAAACTTTTATAAAAAGACCAACGGGACCCATCATTCCTAGGATAACCATTTTAAGAATTTTTAAACCTACACCAACTATATCAAATGATTTTCCAACTCTCTCAGTTGGGTTTATAAGTTTTTTTAGAGAATCTATCACATTTTTTATTGCTTTACCGATTTTCATGATATTTTGCTCACCTTTGACGGTGAATGCTCCTTCAAGAAAATTACCTAATTCGCTCATATTTTTAATTGAACCAGACATTATTTTTCCGATCGCCTTTATCCCAAGTTTCATATCATTAATTTTTCCAGTAAAATTAATCATTCCTTGCCAAAGACTTTCAGGAAATAGCTTAATAAATTGAGACCTTAATTCCGCGATTTTCTCTCCTGGACCATTGGTTAGCATTTCAACAAAGCCTTTACTTAAAAGCTTTAATCCTTTAAATACTTGATCAATGGGTTTCATGAACGATTTTAAAGTCGACACCATTCCATCAACCTTATTCCTAAAAGTATCTGAAGTTTTATAAAAATAGATGAAAGCTGCGATTAATGCACCAATTCCAGCGATAACTACAGCAAAAGGATTTGCCATCATAGCCACTTTCATTAATGAGAAAGCCGTTTTGACACCATTAATTGCTGTTTTAACACTGTTCATAATTCCGATAGTTGCTTTGAAAGCAATAAAGCCTGCTATAGCACCAACAATAACAGAACCTAGAAATTTAATTATTTGAGCATTTTTACTAATAAGTTCAAACAATTTATCAAAAATAGGAAATTTATCGCCAATTGAGTCTAATAGTTCTGCAAATGCCGCTTTTACATGAGGAATAGAAGCTTTGACAAAAGTAACAATCGCTCTTGGTAATGCTTTTAATATATTTCCAATCATGGGAATAAAGTTACCGAAAAGAAATGTGGCCGTTGTTTCTGCTAACTGATTTAAAGAAGGTTGGATATCTTGTCCAAGAGCCATTTTACCAAGTACATTAGATAAAGAAGCTTTCATAGCTGCGAATGAACCGCTAAGTGTCTCTGCCGCTTCTTTTGCTGTAGTTCCTGTGATATCAAGATTTTCTTGTATTGCGTGAATGGCATTGTATACATCACTTAGGTTACTAATATCATATTTAACGCCTGTAAGTTTTTCGGCATCAGAGAGTAGTCGTTGCATCTCTTCTTTTGTACCACCGTAACCTAATTTCAAGTTATCAAGCATTGTATAGTTTTGCTTTGCAAAACCTTGATAGGCATTTTGAATATCTTGCATATTTGTACCCATTTTGTTGGCGTTGTCAGACATATCAATCATAGCCATATTTGCAACATCTGCTGCTTTTTCTGTATCGCCACCAACAGATTGTAGTAAACTAGCGCTAAAACTTGTTACGTTTTCCATATATGCATTCGCTGATAACCCAGATGTTTTATACGCTTCATCTGCATACTTTTTTACTTTGTCCGCACTACCTTTGAATAATGTTTCAATCCCACCGAGGGATTGTTGTAGATTTGCTCCTTCTGAAATTGCGGTAGAGAATGCAGTTTTAATTGATGAAATAGCTTTGCCTACAACTGCAGAAGCAACTTTTACTAATCCCATTGAGATAGCTAAATTTTTTATAGAAAAACCAGCTTTGTCACTACTGCCTTCCAATTGATCTAGCTGGCTGTTAAGCCCAGCTACACTTTTACCATTAACATCAACATCAATTACAACTTGCCCATCAGCCATCTTCTTCCTCCTCTCCTAAGTCAGTATTAGGTAAGGCATATTTCCTTTTTAACTCTCGCATTCGACGTTTTTCTTTACTTGATTCCCCTTTTTGAGGTTCCCAATTCCTAATCTGAATAATCCTCTGCATAATACAATTATCTGGTAGACTCTCTAAAAGTGCTTGAAACTCTTCCCAACTCATTTTTCCTTGTTCTTCGAAAAGATTAATACCAATTTGACGAAAAGAAGCATAGATATACTTGGCATCATAAACCAAATCTATATCTTTACTATTTATTTTAGTTGGTAATTCATTGCCTAATTCATCAGTTTCAACTTCGGAATGTTGACCTAAAAGCAGGTATTCATCATAAACGTATTTAAACATTTCAAATTTTTGTAGTATATCTAAATCAACTTCCCCAACTAAGATTAGAATCGAAAGTTCAATCTTATCTTCTAATATCAAACTCTCATCTTGTATTATTTCAAAAACATCAAGGACATGATCAAACGCTAAGTTTATTGGAAATTCTTTGCCCAAAAACGAAAAGGATGTAGTCAGCGGATTATTCAACCGCATAATACTCATCCTTTCTTTTTGCTAACTTTTTTTAGATATTCTTGTTTTAATTTTTTTGATTTTTTACCACGCTCATCTAATAATTCAGTCTGTTTCTTAGTGTATTCTTCAATAGATTCACTAATACCTACTGATAAATCGTAAAAGGCGTTTAGCCATGCGATTATGTCTGGGATGTCTTTATACAAAATTGCAAACGTACCTTCACCAAGTACGGAATCATACCCTTTTGTCAACACAGAAATATATAATTCATCACTCATTTCCTCAGAATTTTCATCTAAGTCTTTCAGTTCTTGTACGACTTTATCGTACGTTTCTTCATATTCTTTTATATGCTCTAATGAACAATCAAAGAAAAATTCGTGCCCAGCAATTTTCACTGGAAAACCAGTACGCTCTACTTTAATCTCTAATGCTTTCATTTAATTACCTCCATAAAAAAGGACAGCCAAATAGCTGCCCTTATTTTCGTATTTATGCTTGATTATTTAGTGTTAAGGTATGTTGTGCTGTTTTCTTACCATCCTCTGTTTCGCCTTTGGTAACATAATTACCAGCCGGTACTGCTTCTGTCCAAGTAATATAACCTGTTTCAGAGACAGCAAGACCTTCTGTTACAGGCGTAATAGAATAGTTTACTTTTTTATTTGTAGCATTTTCAGGCAAAACAGTTGCTGTGATTTGTCGGCTACCTGCAGTACCCGCATTTGCTGTGGACGTTTTAGGAGAAAACTCTAAGCCTGTTACAGCAATTGGCGATGTTTTAAATGACGGTACATCTACTTTTTCGCCGCCGTCTGCAAAACCTACTTTGTATGTTCCTGATGGAACGTCGGTGTTTGGCTCAATACCTGTAATTTCTAGAGGGCTTGGACTAGCCGGAACAATGACTTCCTCACCTTTATAAACAATATACTCTCTAGCCATTCTTATTCTCCTTTCTCCATTTCAATGATTACCCCAGTTTTAGTCGGAGTCATTTTACCGATTACTGGGGTTATACTTTTGGGGTGATATTAGGTAAGGTATCAAAGGTAATCGTGCAGCTGAAATCTTCATACTCTGTCGCATCTCCTGCACCAGCGACAATATCTGTTACTGTTGCACGCCCTACATAAGTATCGCCATTCGTCATAATAATTTTATGCCAAATCTTACGATTTTCTCCAATTTTGTATTTTTTACTTGCAATTAATTTTTGTGCGGGATCTTCTGGGTCATAAAATCCTTCAGGACTATAAGCACCAGAAACAGAAGTCACTGTAGTTTCTGGTGTACCATCGCCATCATAGAAACCTGCATCGTCCGTTTCTTCATCGGTATCATCGCCAATTGAACTAATGTACTTGGCAAGACGTTTCCACTCTAACTCGGTAGTTGGTGCTGTTTCTTTCCCAGGTACATACTCAGCAATAAAATGCTGCCGTTTTGCATTTTTGTTCCGTGCAAACATTTGAATATTCATTTTTAATAACATTAATTTTCCTCCTTAAATGTGGTTAATTTTGCTTGAAAATCTAATAAAAAAACGAACCAACCTTGTTCATCAGCTTCATTAATGAACGGTTTGCTCGTTATCATTAAATTATTACACTCAAAAGAGCCATCTTTACTTGATAATTCTTCAATACTTTCTAATACATCTGAAAGAAGCCACAACGTATGCTCTAACTTATTACCGTCTTTTGATTTCATGGCAATTTCATAGTTTAACAACTCGTCTTTGATTCCGTCATAATATTCGGTTTCTACCTTACCGCCCGGTAATGAGTAAATCACTAAACTTTCTAGTGCTGAAAGGTATCCTTTCCGGATATTTAACGGCAAATTTGGAATCTGATTTATCCTTTCGTTTAAACAATCAAGAAAATCCATTATTTAATACCCGCTCCTTTCAAAAAGGCACGTTCCCACGAATTCATATAAGCACCTTTTGCTTTTAAATCCCACCGTGGTCCAGTCCCAGGCGTAGTATATTTTTTTCCATTTAGATAAAATTGGCGTTTCGCATATTTTGTACCATAAATAATCTTTTCACCTTCACTTGATAAATGAGCGCTTTGCCTTAAACTATTATTTTTTCGTGGTACAAATTGATTCATATCTGCCATCGCTTGATTACCAAGCGCATATCTGCCTCGTCTCATTGCCTCAGGGCTTACTTTGGTTCTTACACCGCTTAAATTCACCTTAATCCCCATCAGACTACCTCAATCTCATACGAGTAGACATCATTCGAATAGGCTTCAATTACGGTATCAACTTTAGTGATTACGTGTTCTTTGTCATCGTAAATAACTACTGATTGTTCTTTGAACTCAGGCAAAGGCGTAGTCAATTCGTGATAACAGAAAATCAATCCGTTATAAAGCAATTGTTTGCCACTTGATGAAAAAGTATATTGGCTTCCTCTGTCAATTCGGCAATACTCAATAAGGATCGGTTCCTTGTATACTGGCTTGTTCCAATCGCCCTCCCCTAAGTACTCTTTATACTCAAAGGAATCAACTAAGAATTTTTTGGGTGGCTTTGGCATTAGCATGACGAAACACCTCGATATAACAAACCTGTACCTTCCAGATACAAATAAATGTCTTCGGCAGTCAACGACTTACTTTCGTTATTTCCAGAAGGATTGTAGCGACTGGCATTAGAAATACTCGTACGGCCTGCTGAAAAGCTTTGAGGGGCATTGTTGATACTTTCATACGTATCCGCACCAACATCAACAAAATACATTATTTGCGCACACAGAGCGAGTTTAAACTGTTTCACTCTAAATTGCCTAGAATCTTTCGTTATATCATTGAACTGATAAAAGTAATTCGTTACATTATCAATCGCTGCGGTGGCTTTTACTAAATATTTGTCAAAGTTATCTTTATATTCATCTGCGGCGCCTGTAAGCTCTTTAAACTCTTCAAAATCAATATAGGACATCTTAGATTCCTCCTAAAAAAAGAAGGAGACTAAGCTCCTTCTTCCATTTCAATAACAACCCCGCTTGTTGTCGGCGTTAGTTTACCAACTTTCGGGGCTACACTTTTGGGGCAACACCTTTAATAATCGCTTTAGCATTTTTTTCAGGGATATATTTGCCATACTTACCTGCCGCTTGTAACGCTGTGCCTGCGAAATCTTCTGAATCCATAGCACGTGCTACTTGAATACCTACGCCAGCTACACCTACGTTATCAGCTGAAAAAATTGCTACCTCATTTGGTTGAAATTTTTCATCTGGTAACTCTTCTAAAACAAACCCTTTAAATTTGTATAAAGTTTGTTCATCAACATTAGCGGATGAATTTTTAGAAGTTGTTGCAAGTTTTGAATCAATTAATAAGTCGTAAACGTCTGAATTAACATAGGCAACCCATGCAACGTTTTGAGAAACATTGTTATTAACAAATTTCTTATGAGCATTAGAAAATAGTTTTGTAATACCAGCTTCATCTAATGTAGTGGTTAGTTCTTCACTTGCATTGTCAGATAATGCTTTGCCTAACAAGTTATCCACATGTTGCGCCCAGGCAACAGCATGCAAAGCTAAGCGCTCTGCTACAACTTGATCAGGAATATCATTTACAGTAAACTGATCGACACCTTCATGAATTGAAAGTGGCGCTTCATATTTAACTTGTTTATTGACTGATTTAACTTCTTTACGTTTACCAAAACGGCTTGAGCTGCCTGTCCCTGTTCCAAACCCTACATTTTCATCTGTCGAATATGCTTGAATAACAACGTCCGTATCTGTAACTTTCAAATCTAGAAATGTATCGTTTTGAGAGACTCCGTCTTTTGTCTGTAAAGTACCTCCGAAAGCACGTAAAAATACTGCTTTTTTAGCAAACAGTTCTGGCAAAATACCTGCATATTGTTTAGTGTAATATTTGATTGACATAATTTATTTCTCCTTCTTAAATATATTTTTCAACTGCTGCTGCAAACACGTCTGTGTTTCCTTTATCATTTTTAGGATTTCCAGGGTTAACGATTTGCGGCGTTGAAGCTGGGTCTTTATCGGTTTGAAACAAAAAGGCTTTATTTTCTTGTAGTCCCTTTAATTGTTCCTCAAAACCTTGTAAATTACCGTCGACAACTTTAATAGTGTCTTTATCTAGTTGACCAAGTAAGATTTCTTCATCAAGCGCATTCGCTTCTTTTAATGCTAATTTAATTGCGAAATCTTTTTGTTGTTCAGCTAACTGTTTTTCAGAATTATTTTTCGCTTCATCAAACTTTGTTTGTAAATCAGCTAATTTTTGCGTTAAATCATCGTTTCCTTGTGCTGATTCTTTTAAGGCCGTCAATTCTTCTTGGTTAGCTTCTAGTTCTTGCTTAGCGCTGTCACGTTCACTCTCTGCAGTAGCAACTTGCGCATTTAGTTGCGTGACCGTCTTACCATGTAAAGCCATGATAGACTTCGCTGTTTCTTCCTCAATGCCTAATGCGATTAAATCCTCTTTTTTCATAAATCTGTTCCTCCTAAGTGTTTTTTGAGTGGCAACTCCCACTGTGAGCCGTCTTTTTGAGACTTCCGAGCAGGTCTAGGTATAAAATAAAAAGCCTAACATTTGTTAGACTTTAATTGCCTTATTTTCCCATTTTTTATATGCATCAAAATAAATCTCTTGCTTATCGCCGTTTAGGGTTAATTCATAATACATACCATCAAGCAAAGTAGTACTTAATAGCGCTTTGTTATTTTGCAATGTTTTACAGCTCCAAACCACAAAGACATCTTTTTCAGTAATTTCTTTTCGGTCTGATTTATCCAAGTGTTTGTTTGCATAATTTAATACAATTTCTTTACAATTATCAATAAACTTTTGTGAATTCATCTTTTTGCCCTCTTTTCTTAAATATTCTTCATAATCAGCGTCTAAATAGTCATAAGGATCGTCATTCATAAAATAACTCCTCTCTAAAAATCATCATAGCGAAAATCTTTTAGCAACGTATTAACTGGGGTGTAAACTTTTTCACGGGCATAATTTCTGCCTAAATACTCATTAGAATCTACTAGTTCTCGTAGTTTCGCTTGGTTTGCTCTTACTTTCTGTTTCCATTGCTTGGCATTGTCAGTATGATCTAATGCTTCGGAAACCATTTGATTCTTTTTAAATTTGACTACTTGGCGCTCTAATTGCCGTTGACGTTTCGTCAATTCAGCAACTTTTTCATTTTCCTTTGCATCAATTTTAGGTTGATTATTTGTATTGATACCAGGGATAAAAGGAATGTGTAAATGATTGCAGTTAATCCCTCTATGCCCGCCAGCAGTTCCATATTCTGCGCCCCAATAAGGGTCGTAAATACTCTTATACTTTTCATTACTTGAAACAGATTCACGTAAATCGGCAACGTGTCCTTGAATCTTAGAACAAGCTTTTCTAGCCCCCATATGGCTAGTGACCAGTACCGTGTGAACGTCATACTCGCTCATACGGTCTTTTCGTAACTTATCATAGGTGTTACCTAATGTAGACTTTAAAACGGTTCGAACGTAACGTTCCAAGCTCCACGTATGACCGCCTTTATCTACAAATGTTGACTTAATCCCTTTCTGTGCCCAACTTTGTATAGTACGTTCTAACGCTTCGTCAAATGTAAATAACCCGCTGTTAAATGCAGCGACTGTCTTATTAATGATTTCATTGTACATTTGGCTGGTGGCTGTTCCATAACCGAAGTTAGTGGATAACAACGTTTGATTTACATAGTTGTTAATATCAGACCACACTTGGTCGTGATAGGCTTTCATAATATTGTCTAAATCTGTTGGCATAGGCTTTGGATCATAAGGTAATTCTTTATCAATATCTTTTACAATTTTTTGCCCGGTACTTTCAAACATTCGCTCTATTTCAGATTCAGCAATTCCTGTTACTTGAGAAATGACTTTTGCGGTTTCTTTGTTAAACAAATGTAACTCTTGAAGCTTTTCTCTTTGCCAATCTAAAATATTCTCGTTACCGTTTTTTAAACGCTTAGCGATGATTCGTATTAATTCGCCCTCTAACGATTGGTAGAGGTGTGACATATTAGAGGACCATAAATCTAATTGATGAGGCGTAATCATTATTCCTCATCTCCTAGTTCATTTTCCGCCGATATTCTTTCTTGTTCTGGGTAGTCCATTTCTAACGTTTCTGCTCTAATCTCGTAAACTATTTTTTTGGCCTCTTTTTCAGTCACACCCGTTAATTTCTGAATAGCGCTTAGTTTTGATGAAAGACCAGCTGTAACTAATTTAGAGTAATAATCAGCTTTGGCATCTTGAGATTGAAAAACACCGTCATCAAAATCTATATTAATGCCTAGTTCTTTTGAATATTTGAATAGATTAAATGCTGCGGCCAATTCGAATATAGTTGTAATTAATTCTTTTAATGCTTCTTCCACAATTAAGACATTATCTGAACGGGTAGAAAAAGTCTCAGAATTTTCGCTGATGATTTCCGTAGCTGTTTTGACTGATTGTCCATCAAAGCTAAATGTTCCACTTGAAAAACCGGTTTGTAATTCAACAATTCGTAAAATAAAATTGATTGTCTCAATAAATTCCTGTGACCGTAACGTAGGAACAAATTCACTAATAAAAGGATCGTCTGATTTCAACCGTTGATATACAGATGTCTTACTGTCAAATCGTTTTATAGGATTCCCTTTTTCATCATATCTAACTTTGAAGAAATGATCTGAAGCTAATATTTTTCTTCTCGCTTCTTCAACTTCATTCATAAATTCATCGTATTTTTCGTTAATATCAATCAATTGGCGCTTCGCGTTGTCAATAATACCTAAACTCAATGGACTATCGATATCTATGTTGTTTTTTCCAGCTAGTTTTATATAGACAAATAATGGTCGAGTAAATCCGACTAAAGCAGTCTCCTCTTTTAGTTCCTTGTACTTGTCTAATGTCGGTAATGGTACCCTAACACCTGTTTGAGATTGTTCTTCTGAACGATACAATTCGTTTCTGATATAGTAAGTGCTATTTTCCCACTCATGAAATTCTAAAAGTGTGTAATAAACATTTTTCTTACCTTCATTCTGTTGTGTAATCGTAGCAATAGCTGCTTCAGATATATCATTAGTGTTGGACTGTAAAGGGTAAAAAGTATCAGCTCGGCAAAAGGATATTTTTATTTTGTTTGTCTTTGTATCTACATAGGGACGTAGGACAAGCCCTCCTATTGCATATCCTGCTTCCAGCTCTTCACCAAAGTTCTTACGAAACTTATTATCGTTAAAAACTGATTGTAAAAACTGGTCCGCTTCATCATTATCAATGCTTATCGCACACCCGTCATTAAAGACTAGCTTAGCTAATTTGCGAGAAACTACTTTTGATACATTTAATGAATGAAAAGCCCTGTGCATACGCATACCATCACTATTAACGTAGCTCACATCAGGAAACTTATTTTTATATATGCGTTTGTTGTCTATTATTCTATCGATTTCAGCAGTATTTACTCCGATTTTTGGATGATCTGTAATTCTATTAAGTGTTTCTACCATACCTATTTTTGCACCTCCAATCCTGAACATCGCTTTTAATTTGTCAAACATGTAAACACCTCTTTTCTAGGCGATATAGGTTTTATAAAAGTAATTATTACCATACCTTGCTTCATCAAGTGCATGATTATATTTATCTACGGGCAATCCATTATCATTTCTCACATACATAGAGATTTCTTTTTCAAAATTATAGTGGTCAAATTCTTCTCCACATTCTAAAACTATAAATTGGCCACTTATCATGGTGTTTTGTAGTCGTTCTATTCCAACCTCTATCTTTAAACCATTACTTGAAACTTTATCGGAGCTATTGTTATCAGCTTTATCTGTAATAATCCCTATTAAGTCAAGCTCAGAACGTAACGTTTTACAGGCAGGATCGACAAAGAAATAATTCCAGTGTGGCAAATGGTTCCATTTTGTATAACACCACTCAACAAACTGTTTAATCTCTTTTGCATAAATTGACATCGCTTTTGTTTCTCCCGTATCCGTTCCGCTATGATAGTAGTTTGCTAAACGATACAGATAAAATTTCCCAGCATAGAAGGTGACAACCCAAAATGCACAGGTAGTTGCATCAGCTTGGCCACCATCAGCAGTAAAAAACGTTTCAATGATGTTTCCTTTTATTTCGGTTGCCTTGTTGTTCTTACCGAACATCGAGTAAATAACACCTTGTGGTAGCACTCTATGACCATACCAGTCACGTTCTAAAAGATATTCGCTACTTGATAACTCATCGTATAACTGCTGCTTTCTTGATTCACTTAAGATTGGATTATCATCTGGTGTCCAATGACGAAATAAAAAACGTCCTGATTTCTCAAAACGTTCTAACAATTCTAAATTAGGGTGATTCGGTGCTGGCGGATTCTGTTCGCCTAAATGATAGCGCCATTCTGCAGCAAAAGTACGTCTAAAGCACTCATTAATGAAATCTTTATGCAGCAAGTTAAATTCTAAGAAAGTAACTGAGCCTAACGACATACCCGTAATAGCACCAACCGAATTGATTTTGCCGCCGCCTTTGTAATAAATCTTTTTTTCTCCGTTAGGTGCATATAAAAGCAAATGGTCCCCATGCTCATCATGTCGAATATCTGAAACACCATCAAAGATATGCATTAAGCCTAAACCGTCACCGTCCATAAACATTCGGAAAGCTTGTTCTTGATTATAAGCAGTCACAAGATGGTTCTGGTCTGGTGAGCGTAAATAGAAGTCTGCCATTTTAAATATATCACTGGTGGTTTTTCCGCTACGAGGAGTGCCTTCGTTTAGTTCAAAGGTTACTTTACTTGTATCATAATTGATATTTGCCACTTGCTTATCACTAAAATTAATTGCCATCGCTCACACCTCGTGATTTTACTTCTAACAAGGCTTCTAGCAATTCATTAGCTTTACCTCCAGCGGTTAACTTATCAGCCTTATTCGTAAGTATTTTCGCTTCTGCTTGAGCTTTTTCAGTTTGCGCTTGTTTTAATTCATCAGTAGCAATATACTTCATCAACTCACTCATAGCCTTTTGCTTATCGTAAAGCTTAACTGATACACCGTCTTTACCTTTTTTAACTTCCTGAATCAATGTACCGTCAACCTCGTTCGAATCTTTAAGAGAGACATTTGAAACTTTGTATGTTTTTACTTCGCCTGTTTCTTCGTCTATAACCTCTTCACCATTAATATCTTTAAACGGATATTCATCATAACCAAATTCTGTAAAATCGGTAATATCGGCAAATGCTTGCTTAACATACTCTTGTATCAAGTCTTTAATATCCACAAACACATCTTGTTGCAACTCTGCTTTTAAACGGTGCAACTCTTTTTTTATGCGATCTTTTGCTAGCAACCTAATGCTATTGGCTCTAGCTGAATTATAGCCACATCCGTATGCTTGTTGATATGCCTTAGTGGCGTTAAAATGCTGTAAATAAAATAAACAGAACATTTTCTGTTGCTCTGTTAAAGCATCATTCTCTATAACGGGTTGCGACTCTTTTTTGTGTGCAACCTTTTTCTTTTTGGTTGCAACCTCTTTAGGAGGCGCGTTCCATTTGCGAGATTTCCAAGACTTCACGGTGTTAATAGATACATCGTATTTATCTGCTATATCTTTATACTTCATACCATTTTTATAATTCTCATATGCTAAGTCCCATTTCTGCACATCCAACGCCCCCTCCTAATTAATTTTATGTAAATGTGCGACAGATACATTAATACCTGTTATACTCTTTATATGGTAGTACTCCTTTTTTAAAAGCTTGAGTTCAGAGATTACAATCTATCTTAATTTTGACACTAACGCTACCTAGCCACTAGACCCATAATCTAGTGGTTTTTTTACGTACAAAAAAAGACCACTCATTTTTATTGAGTAGTCTAAAGATTTATATTAGACTACCTAGCCAATCTAACACTTATTTAACAATACTAGGTTGCTAGCCACTTTATCCTGTTTCCGCAGGCTGGCTAATTCTGAAAGGAGGTGAACCGATCGTTAAAGTAAGAAACATTTATTGACGATTTTTTTATTTAAGTAGCATAGCTACTTACTGGAATAACGAGACTCGAACTCATGACCCTACGATTAACAGTCGTATGCTCTACCAACTGAGCTATATTCCATCAAAATGTCACTTCCTATTGTTAATTATATTCTAAGGGGTATACTTCAAATAAGGAGGTGATAACATGACTTATTCTACAGGTGAAAAGCCAGGCAAAGGCACCTATACTTGTACTAATTGCGGTCAGCAAGTTGTATTAGATGACAAAACAGATACACTGCCGCCATGTCCTAGATGTGATAATACAAAGTATAGAAAATAATTATTTATAAGCAGTCTTTTAACGGACTGCTTATTTTATATTAATTTACGAAGTGTTTTACCTTCATCATTTAAGAGCCATACTGCAACAATTTTAAAATCTTCGTAATATGGCAGGTTAATTGCAGTTGTTTGCTCCTTGCCAAATGTAATGACAATCGGGTTACTATTGTTAAAAACTTTAACTGCGTCACTATCACAAGAAGTCCCTGAAACCCCTCCGATATAGTCCACTAAAAGTTTCGCTGCTTCTTTACCTTCTAATTCTTTTTTATTAAACTTATCAATTTGCAATAACATATAAATCTTCCTTTCTGTCTGTCTTTTTTTGCATATGCTAGCAATCGCCAAATATATCCCTTGCAAACTTTTAGAAAAAAGAGGAGGTTATTCACCTCACTTCATTTTATTGAGAACGTATGTCTGCAAGTGACCATCGAAAGTCAAATCAAACGGTGACTAAACCAGAAAGTGTTGTGTAATGTGTCCATTTCTTTGACTTTCGATATTACTATATTAGCATTCAAATTCGTATAAAAACCGCCAACTTTACGCCAAAAAACCGCCAAAAATTATTTATATGCAATTATTTTTCCATTGCGGTAAGCTTCTGCGAATTCAATCAAAGCTTCTGATTTCATTCTTTGAATACTTCTTTCGGAATAGCCGACTTCTCTAGCAATCTTGTAATTAGAGTAATGGTCCTGCACACAGAAACTATAGTGCAAAATTTGTCTGCTAGTTAGGCTTAATGCCATAAGCCCAGATAAAATTGCGTCTCTTTCTGCTTCTGCATCTGCTAATTGTACTAGCGCATCTTCTGCTTTGTTCCCATGACTTTGGCTTTTAGGCATATCTGTAATAATTGGTGATTTTAAATCTATCAAAGAGCGACCAGCTATTCGCTCTAAACGTCTAAAATTCTTCAACACATTTCTGGCATTCGCTTTTGTTTGTCGAAAATCTACTTCTTTTAGCAATTGAATCAAGTGGAATCGCTCCTTTTGTGGTATAATAACTATGTCGAAAATATTTCTCACAGCCGGAGCAATCTGGCTTTTTTTATTTTCTACTAAATATACTTTTTACAATACGTACTATGAGATAGTATTTTCAAATACATTTACTCATGATATAATCATATTAACTTTCTTGGGGATTTTATTTCTGAAATAAATTTCTCCTTTTCTATGATAACTGGCGAAAAACAGTTATCGATAGTTCCTGTCTCCACCAGAGACACAATGTCAACCTTATTTGTTGGCACTATTAGCACTTTACTTGGGAAAAGTGCTAACTACCACATTAGTCAGCCATTGGTCGGCTGGCTTTTTGTTTGCAAAAAATCGGCTAGTTATTGTAAAAAAGTTGCAATAAGTTAAAACTCCAATGTAATTGGCCTCCCGTATTTTAAAATTCTCCATTCGCCATCTTTTGTATTGGTTTTATTCATATGATTTCTTTCATCACGAGCTATCGTATAATCGAAAAATAAATCGGCTTTCTCTGCTCCATGTAAGTACTCAACATACACTCCATCAACTTGCCTTCCTAAGATAAAAACTTCTGGATAACTCATACGCTGGAACCCCCTAAATATAGCCCTAATCCCAAAATAAACGAGCATGAAAGGAAATAAACAAGGTCACTGCTTGTTATGTCATTGCCATACACGAAATAGCTCACGGTTGCTTTGGCTACAAGAATCATTATTGCAATGCCACTAACTTTATTTATTACTCTTTTCCAGTTGCGTTTCATTTATTCACCATCAACTTTCACAGCAAAGGCCAGATAACGCTCATCAATTGCTTTGATTTCTTGTTCTGTATGCTTTATCCCACCGTCTTCGTTGTTCAAATAACCAATTTCTGGTAATTCCACATAATAAAGTGTTTCTTCCTTGACTTCGTAACCGTTAATTACAGCTCGATAAAATTCATTACTATTTTTTCCATACCAATTAATCACTGCTGATAATTTAGAATCTTCACAGGTTCTACCATCGCTACTGTAATGATCTGACCACGCGCATATTTCATAAATAGGGTCTTCATTTTCTCTGATAAACTTATCAATAATCGGCGGAACAACGACTTTTTTCGGTTCATCAAGTTGTTTTGCTGCAATCAAACATTCACGAACCGCTTGATCATATCCTTCGTTGTACTTTTCGATGAATGAATCACCTTCTAAACCTTCTAAAATACTAATCAATTCTTTTTTATTCATCGCTGCCCCTCCTGTTCAATAGCCCACTGGCTAAACGCTTGTAAGACTTGCTTCAATTTATCATCATTTAAATCACCATATGCATAAGCTACTTGCTTATACTTCATTTTTCCACCAGTAGTTGATAAAAATCCCATGATTTCGATAACTGTACGTAATCCATTTAATTTGCATGATTCTTTCAACCAATCAAGCACAATCTGCTGATTTTCGTTGAGTTTTAGTTGTTCATCTTCAAAAGATTTGATAACGTTTTCTGCTAATTCCATGCACTTGTAAAAATATTTTTCACCCACTTGATCATCTAACATCGTGCCTACTTCGATGTCATCTTCTGCGACAACTGCATTTGCTTCTCTGATAATTTCATCGATACCGTTTAGTTCGTTGTCATATACAAACTCGTGGAATAGCGTACTCATCTTTGTACTCATTCTGTTCCCTCCAATAACTCACTATTTTCATAGATATTCCCAACAATTTCAATGTCGTCGGTAGCTTCAAATAAATCCTCAGATATATTGTCCCACTCATATTTAAATGCACCATTTTCAAAAATTACTTGTCCGTGCACTTCTTGATGGTCATCCCAGCCAATATCCCCCTCAAAAATTTCAACGCCGTTCTTGTCTTTTACACATGTTGATTGCATAAGGACACATTCAGACACATCTAAATTGATGCCGTTGTAATCAACTATACAGCCAATACTACCGTCTTTTTCTAAATCAATCGTTTTGACGTCCACCTGTCCTCGGTGTTTTTATCCCACGCTCTAAACTTTGGAATCATCTTCTTCACTCGCTTTCGATTCTTGTTTACTTAAATATTCTTGAAATCTCACTTTATCTTGCACATTCCAGATATGGTTCCCATAATTTTTATATTCGGTCCTAGGCATTTTTTTATAGGGAATTTTTTCACGTTGGCAGTGTGCAATTAGCGATGGCATCTTGATGTTTAATTTTGTGCATATTTGGCTGAGG